GAAAAGGATGAGAAAACAAAGGATACATAAACATACTTCTTTATCATTTTTTTTCTTCTTCTTTTTTGTTCCTTTATCCTCCTTACCCTCCTCACCCTTATCGTTACCTTCACTGGTAATCACAACGCTTTGAAGGGGTGTTGTATCATCAATATTCTCTTCTGTAATTGGGTCCATGTTCTAATTTTTATAAATAAATAATAGTTATATTCAAATTTAAAAAATGATATCTCCTTTTTTTATGTTTCTTTTTATCGGAACATGTGGTGTGTTCTATCCAGTAACTTGTTACGATGCTTTTGAAAAACAAATTATGGCAAACCAGTATGTACGGTTGATACATTCTACCGGATGTATTTATTCCCTTCTACCGATACTCTATTACCATCCGAAAACAATGATAGATGTAACCTATACCCCTATCCCTGAAGAGGTTTCACGTATCTTTGATAGAACAATTTCATATTTTTTATGGGATTGTGTTGCATTACTCATAAGTAATGAAGAGGATAAACCATTATTTATTGCGCACCATCTACTTAGTGTTACAAATCTATGGGTTTCAAGATATTTTGGATTCAACTGGTATTTGATATGTATGGGGTTATTTCTCGCGGAGATAACGAATCCACTCACACAAGTTTCCGCATTTTTAGAAATAACCAATGTACAAAATATTGCTTTTGAAAAAGTATATTTTTACAGTATGATGATGTCAAGGGGTATTTTTGCACCGTTGGCAACCATTATTTATCTCCATAATATTTATTATCATTATGTATTGATACGCGATATGACTTATTTATATCAACTCAATCTATTATTTTGTTTTATAAGCATGAATTTAATAACAATATGTAGCGTAACATGGTTACAGAAAAAATATCTAGTAATATATAAGGATAATAATGACAAAAAAATGTCTTGATTGTAAGTCTTCCGTGATTGATGATTTGGAAAGTGATATGGAAAATGAGGTACCTATGTGGTATAAGAAAGCCGGTAACTATTCATTATTACCAAAAATGTTAAATTGCGAAGATAAATTTAATCCAAATAAGACAAAGTTGAAAGAACAAACTCCTGAAATAACCGAGATAGAAGCCAAAGTTGATATCAAAACAACGAAAAATACATGGGTTTTTTATTGGTCTTCCTTATCAAATAAAGAGATTGAAATAAATGGACCAGAGAAGGCATATGGTTCCGGTTCTAATTCTGGATTATTGAAAACCGATGAGAAAGGTGAAACAACATTGATTCTAAATTGCCCCCAGCCGTATCGTGTAGACGGTATTACATATCCGAGACACATCCATTATACAACATTAACGAAAGATAAAGTATGGAGCTTTGATATTAAGACAATCGTTGTATACTGTCATTTGGATAAAGAACAACTTGATAAAGCACTTGAATCAAAAGACCATATTGTTATTAATGCATTATCAGAAGAACAATTCAATGAAAAATCCATCCCTAGTACGGTTAACTTACCCGTTGGGACACTTAATGCAAATAATAGGGATGACAAAGTAAAAGGTTTTATTGATCGTATTTTGAAGAAATACCCCGACTTAGAAGACTTGGTTGAAAAGAAAAAAATGGACATCAAAGACATACCAATTATTACTTACTGTGCTAACAAAGGATGTAATGCATCCAAAGAATTAGCAAAACACATTATGGATGCGGGATATTCAAATGTAGTTGAGTATCCCGGGGGGATAGAAGAATGGTTTGGTGAAAAAGAAACAGATGGTGAAACATCAGATGAAGAAGAATCTTTTTTTGAAGATACGAATAAATATAATTTAGAGATTGATTATGAAACAATTATCATTAATGGCGTAAAATATAAACACAAGTTAGATGAATTAAATTATATATTTGATGATAATGAAAACAAAGTTGCCGAATTAATTGATAATGAAATAAAATGGGATACAGAACAAGATAAAGAAAACAATGAAATTATGACTCCGTCAGAATCCGGTTCCGACAAAAAGAAAGCTAAAGGTAAGAAAGCGAAAGGTAAGAAAGCGAAAGGTAAGAAAGCGAGTAATACATCTGATTCTGATTCTGATTCTGATTCTGATTCTGATTCTAATTCTGATTCTGATTCTGATTCTGATTCTGATTCTGATTCTGATTCTAATTCTGATTCTGATTCAACCAATAAAAAGGGTGGGGGACCATCAAATAAATTGGCGTATGAAGGCATCTATTTATGTGAAGGTGGGGGTACTATTTCTAGAGAGAAATATAATTCTATTTTCAGAGGGTGGGGGTTTACGTTTATGTAAATTTGATATTATTTATCCATATTATTAATAAATAAGATTGAAGATGAATTCTAATGAGTATGATAATGAATTAAAATCGGCTGAAAAACTATCTGTAGAAGAGAAAAATCCAGAAGAAAAACATCCAGAAGAGAAACCTCCAGAAGAGAAACAATTAGAAGAGAAAAATCCAGAAGAGAAACCTTCAGAAGAGAAAAAAACAGAAGAGAAACCTTCAGAAGAGAAAAAAACAGAAGAGAAAAAACCGAAGAAGAAAAATAGATGCGGACACTGTAGGGTTAAATTGGGATTATTTGCATTCTCATGTAAATGTGGTATGGACTTATGTCAAAAACATCTATGCCCACATAATCATGCTTGTACATTTGATTATATGAAAGAAAAAAAAGAGATCATTGAAAGGAATAATCCTAAATTAGGTGAAAAGTTTATTAAAATTTAATGGGGATAACGTGTCTTTTCTTTATTCAACCTTATAAATATTATTAATCTTGAGTAACGTGGTGAGTACTCTTTTTTCACCCATATTAATTTCATCTATTAAAAATCGTTTTAATCCTTCTTGATCCATTTCTGAATCAAATACCTGGAACATATCCATGGTAATCTTATCATAATACAGGAGGAAATTATCTTTCGCCAACTGGAATGTTAAAAGATAATTCTCGGGGAACTGATATTTTGTATTTTTTATGATTTCTTCAATTGTACCATGTTTTTGAAATAATTTGAGGGCCGTAATGTTCCCTATTTTTGGAATCGGATCACAGTAATCGCATCCACACAGAATACAGAAATCGATAAACTTATCATGATTTAAATCCAGTTCAGTGATAATTTTATCATAGTGAAAGATGGAAATCACCCCCTTTCGGTTGATACTTTTATCCACGCAATTACGGATTAGTTTTGGACAACCATATACCAATGAATCCATATCTTCCGTCAATACATAATCAACAACACCCATCCTACATAATTCACTTGCATAGGCTTCCCCTTCCCCTACTTGAGGATGAATATATTTAACACCCATTAAATGGAGTAGTCTTTTAACATCAGTTATCATTTCTTTTGTAACTCTCGTTGAAGCTTTTTCTAATTTATATTTATCTTCTTTACTTGTGGTTTCATCTATTTTTTCTTTTGCTTCACACGATTTATTTTTACGACCTTGAATACAAGCTTGTTTATTATCTGGTGGCTTACCATCAAATACAAATAACAGCTCAATATCAAGGGTAATAAAATTCATAATTTTGTAGAATAAACCAGTCAAATGGTTTGTGATTTTCCCTTCGTTGTTATAGAAAAACCCCTTTGGATTACTTAGAAGTTGTTGATAAATAATCAAACTGGCATCTACAGCCACTTTCTTACCTGATAATTTGTATAGGTTTTCATGTGTGATTGCATCCGGTGAAAATTTCTTAATCGTTTGTGTGAGAGATTTAATACCCATGGGTAATTGTTTTTAGTAGTGTTATTAAACATTATTCAAATTTTGTTTTTAAATATCCTTTAAAAGTAATCGTTGTAGTACTAGGTTAGATTCAACCAGTTGAACACCTGAAAAATTTAAAAACCACCCATACTGGGGTGTTTTTAGGAAAATATCATAGGGAAACGCAATGACCATTAATTTATCTTTATCCAAGAAATCAACCTTTGATGTCCCCATATACTCTCCAAGTGAAATCATCTGAAATTTAGAATTATAGGTTCCGTCGTATTCTGTACCAAAATGATATTGTGTTGGTTTGTGAAGTTCAAGTAGACTCCCAAGGATATCAGCGCTAGATGAATGTTTCATATTATAGTTATTGTTTGTTTCAATCATCAGTAAATACCGTAGATATTCTTTAATGACCGTGCTGTTTTTCTTGGCTCCAATAATATAATTATTAGGATGATAATTATTATTTTGAGAGTTAATTACGCTTGGATTGCCCCCAAATGTGACAACTTCGTATTTAGATAATAATCTAATCGGTTTATTAAGGTCATATACAATTGTACCCGGTGAAACACATATCCCACCGTATTCTTTTAAAATTGAGGCATAGAGAATATCAACTCTCCTTTTGAACGGTATGTCTGATATTTTTTTCATATCTACATTAAAATCGGGTAAATATTCCTTTATGTTCAAGGGCGTCAGTATAATTAATTCAGGAACATTTTTTTTCATTAAATCAATGCATTTTTGGAAATAAACCGGAATATTAATTTTTTGATATGATAATTGTATGTTTTTAGTATCGTTTTGTATTTCTATATACGTCCATACTCTTTCTGTTTTCAATGGATTATTTTCTTTTAATGTAGATAGGGTTTCTTTATAAAACTCATTTTTTTCAAACTTTGCTATTTCTTCGGGGATTTCTTTCGGTTTTATAACCATACCATTTTCGGTAATCAGAGGAGTTGTTTTCTTACTCGGTTTAACTAATTCTTTTTTATCAATAATATACATTAATACAAAGATACCCACGATAATGTAGATAATTGTTTCCATAATATAATATTATATTATATTATATTTAAAAATATTGATCACATAAAGGACAAATATTTTTCTTTTGAATCCACATATCAATACATTGTTTGTGAAACATATGAGAACAAAAAATGAGAGTTAGAATGTCGTTTTCTTTCATTTCTTCTAAACAAATTACACATTCTTCATAATTACATTTTTTCTTATTAACAAAAGTATGAGTCGTTTGAGTGATATCTACAGGAACAGGTTCAACTGTTTTACCGGCTATCAAATTCTTAATATATTCCATATGTTATGATTATATTAAAAATTTATTTCAGAATAGTATAGATGAATTTAGCAACAATTACAACTAGTATTCTGAATAATGTAAAAATTGAATTAGAAAAAGAAGAAAACGTCAGGTTGATTAAGGAGGACTTGTTGAAACCAATGATTCAACACACAATGGATGAATTATATCCGTATTTTTTAAAATGTATGGTTGTGGTTATGGTTATCTTATTATTTTTAATCGTCACGGTATTTTTGAACCTTAAAATAATCTTAAAATAATCGTAAAATAATCTTAAAATAAAAATAATCTTAATAATACTCCATGGTCCTTGTTGAATCAAAATATCCTGCGTGAATACCTTTTTTTGCATCTGTGATATTCAGGAAACTAATCGCTGGATAATAAAAATAGCGAATAACCCCTAACTTTTGCAATTTCACCATTTCGCTATCAAGAGCTCTTATTTTCTTCTTTGAATCAATCTTCTTCAGTAATTCATCAACCGTCTCCCATGTTGGAAAATAGTATCCATGGCCTCCTAAAATACGGTATTTAGAAGGATTAATTTTTTGAAATGATTCTTTTTTAAACGTTTTTCTCAACGAATCAATATTATCATACCACTTTTTATTTTTAAAAGTGTCGGGTGGGTGAAGGGTTCCTCCAAAATAGATGATACTATCTGTATATTTATGAACTGATTTCATTGCTTTCTTTAGTCTTGCGAAATTAATCTGTGCATCATCTTCAATAATAAGCACCCCCTTTTTTGGGAATCTTGTTTTTGACTGATGGACTTTTCGGATCACTCCCAAATGAGATGTTAAGATCCCCGCAGTACATTTTTTCTTTTTTTCAGCCGCATTCCACATAATCTGAAGTTTCTTCTCGTTTTCTCTGAAATCAGATTTATATTTTGTCTGGGGATCTACTCCCAAACACGCCGAATATCTATCAATCAATCCATGATTGTAATCACCTTTATACTTACTCCATTTACTTTTATCTTTCTTCAAATTAATAACGTATATTTTTGGATAATCTCCTTTTTTTTCATTCCGTAGAGAGGGGCTCACCAATTTCCTTTTTTTAGAGGATAATTTCATACGTCTAACAGTCCTTCTTTTCGTCCTGATATTATTTCTCATTATAATAATAATACATATAATATAATTATGAATCGTAGTGAAATTACATTTAAACCAAATAAAAGTCCGAAACAGGTTTTCAAAGAGGGAGCCTTCGGAGGGACCTATTTTAGACCAATATACTCATCCGTAACAGGTAAAAACTATACGGCGAATAATGCGACCAAAGAGTACCCGTCATCGTGGTTTACGGGTATAGATAAAGATAAAATGGTAACATCTAGTACGTATTCAAAAAAAATTAATAAATATGGTGTTAAATGTGGTTCTTCGTTAGAAGCGTGGGAAGAAAGCAATTGGATCGTAAAACAAGACCCATATGGGTGGTTCCAATGGTACTGTAGATACTATATGGGTCGTCGTTCCGAAGACGATGAAAGACAAATAAAAAGATGGTTAGCCCTTACTGGGCCAAATGGTAGTTTTAGACGTCGTTTAATGAACGAAATTATTAAAAAAAAAAAAAGATATAATGATGTATCCGTTAGCCCCGTAATAAGACAAGTATTGCTTCACTGGGGATATGAACTAACTAGTAAAGATTTAGACAAATACAAACGAGAGATTAAAAAGAAGTCTTCGGGCGGCGGTCAAGCCAACTAACAACCTCCGCGTGAGAAGAAACGCGATCAACAATCGCCCTAATTTTAGGCGTTGCGAGAGTTGCATTGTAGGAGGCTTCCTTGTTGTCAAAAAACTGGGTGACATAGGTATAGAGTACTACATCCGACAAAGTAATTGAGGAACCGACCGAAAATCCGGTTTCCCCCACCATCTGATGTTCTAGGAGAGATAAACGCTCTACCAAAGTTACCGTGAACCATTCATTAGTACCCGCTTCTTTGTCTTCTTCCGAGAGACTACGGACTTTTTGATACATTTCTTTAAAATCACGGACCGATTCACAAATGGCATCAATCTGCGCCGATTCTAGATCAGTTGTCCCCATCATATTGAATCGCCGAGCAAGGAATCGCTCAATCGTCTTTGATTGAGGAATAGTAATTTCGTCTACTTCGAGGAAAGGAACTTTATTCAGAGAACCTACTAACTTTCCGGCGGCTTTATCGGCATCAAATTCTTCTTTCACCATTTCATGGGTACTCATATCAATCACCGATAGTGGGTAACGAAAATCTTCATATTCTTCCCCACCAATCGCCAGGAGAATACGGGAAGTTTCAGCGAGTCCTCTGACATTAAAGTAGGTTAGTTTCATGGGCATTTTATTTTATCATCTATTTCATTTAATTCTTAAATAATAATTGAATCTCTTTTTTAGGAGTTTCTTGGAAAAAATACTTGCTGAATTTCTCAAAAATTTTTTGAGATATTCCATAAGAATGAATAATTTGACCCACACGATGATATTCCTTATTTCTGAACAGGGAATATACTTCGGATAAAAGATGAACCGTTAACCCATTCATTGCCAGTAGTTTTGAATTGTACGTATAAATAATTGAACGACTCAAATATTTATTATATACTCTATCCTTCATTTTTATCTTATTTTTTGAAAGTATCTGTAATGGATGTGCAATTGTATGTGTTATAATATGATTAATTATCCCCCAATCATTATGTTGATTTATTTTATAATAGCAATTGTCACCGACCGTATTTGTCAAATAGATACTTTTGAGAAGACGCATTTTTTTTTGATATGATGATTTTTTATCCTTAAAAATCCATTGAACGCAGTTTTCTAAAATATGTAGTGAAATAACAGTGTAATCACTGGCCGAAATACGGTAATAATCGCTTATACTATTACAACCATACATTTCCTGAATCAAATCAAATAAATCATCATATTTTTTGTCATATGTATTGATGCGCTTTGTATTCGTTTGATAGAAATCCAGATTTATTTTAATAGTATGGAAGTTTGAGGATGATTTTTCAATCAATTGATCCAAGCTCACCCCCATCTGTTCAACCGAATAATACGTTTGAAGGATTGTCTTTATTTGGTTGGTTGTCAATGATAAATGAATTGGGAAACACTTTCTGTAAATCCCCTGGACCGCTTTATGAGTAATGTTTTTAAAAATATAAATGACGGGGAAGTTTGTTTTTTTCTTTGCAAAATTAATAATTTGTTTGAATAGATTTTTATCATTTGTTTGAATATATTTTAAATCATCAAAGACCAATACCTTTTTTCTTACATTCTTATCAAACATCATCGTAATACTCTTCTTATACAATGACATTTCCAAATATTCTTCTACCGAAGTATTGTTCCTACAAAATTCAATATCTATTGTTATTTTAATAAAATCCTTAAGAATATAATCTACGAGGGATGTTTTACCTATCCCACTTTCACCATATATAATGATCGGTTTTTCCAAATATTTACCATCTAACCATTGTTTGACAAATCTCTTTTTATTGAGTATAGAAAGAATATATTCTCCATAATTCTCCATAGTATGGTTGTATTTAGTTGTTTAAATAAATTACTTAAAAATGTATGGATTATAAATTATATAATATGGTTGCCATTGGAATTGATTTAGGAACAACCTATAGTTGTGTTGGATGGTGGAAAGATAATCGGTGTGAAATAATTGCAAATGATCAAGGGAACCGGACGACCCCTTCCTATGTTGGTTTCACAGATGAAGAGAGAATTATTGGGGACGGAGCTAAAAATCAGGCATCTATTAATCCCGAAAATACAGTTTTTGATGCCAAGAGATTGATTGGACGAGATTTCAATGATAAAAACCTTCAATCAGATTTGAAACATTTTCCATTTAATATCATCGAAAAAAACCAAAAACCATTCATCCAAGTGTCATTTAAAAATGAATTAAAAACATATTCACCGGAAGAAATTTCATCTATGGTATTGATCAAAATGAAAGAAACCGCAGAAGCATACATTGGAGAAGAAGTTACAGCAGCAGTTATCACTGTCCCCGCTTATTTCAATGATTCTCAAAGACAAGCAACGAAAGATGCCGGTTCAATTGCCGGATTAAACGTATTACGGATTATCAATGAACCAACCGCTGCGGCGATTGCTTATGGATTGGACAACAATACCGGTTCAGAAAAAACAGTCCTTATTTTTGATTTGGGTGGCGGTACATTTGATGTATCACTACTAAACATTGATGACGGTATTTTTGAAGTTATGGCCACCGCGGGAGATACACACCTGGGTGGGGAAGATTTTGATAATATTTTAGTCAAGTTTTTTTCAGATGAATTTAAAAGGAAACATAAACATGATATCGCCGATAATAAACGGGCGGGGCGTCGCTTGAGAACAGCATGTGAAAAGGCGAAAAGGACACTGTCAAGTAGCGCGACGGCCTCAATTGAAGTAGATTCCCTCCACGAAGGTATTGATTTTTTCACATCTATCACTCGGGCAAAGTTTGAAATGTTGTGTATGCCTTTATTTCAAAAATGCATGGTCCCCGTTTCAAAAGTTCTTAAAGATTCAGGTATCTCTAAAACGCAAGTTGATGAGATCGTATTAGTTGGAGGATCTACAAGGATCCCGAAGGTCCAAGATCTACTTGGTGGGTTTTTCAATGGGAAGGAACTTAGTAAAAACATCAATCCGGATGAAGCGGTCGCTTACGGGGCAAGTGTTCAGGCTGCGATCCTTTCAAAATCAACGTCGGGAGAGGAACGAGTTGATGAGATCCTACTTTTAGATGTGGCCCCTTTATCTCTTGGTATTGAAACTGCTGGTGGTGTTATGACAAAAATTATAGACAGAAATACAACAATCCCGACGAAAAAATCACAGACATTTTCTACCTATCAAGATAATCAACCGGGGGTGTCAATCCAAGTGTTTGAAGGAGAACGAACGAAGACAAAAGATAATAACAGTCTCGGGAAGTTTGAATTGGAAGGAATCCCCGCCGCCCCAAGAGGAACACCGCAAATTGAAGTAACGTTTGATATAGATGCAAACGGTATTATGAATATTGAAGCACAAGACAAAACTTCTGGAATTAAAAAACAAATTACGATTTCAAATGATAAAGGACGATTGTCTTCTGATGATATTGAACGAATGGTAAAAGAAGCAGAAGAATTCAAAGAAGAAGATCAAAAATACCAAGAAAAGATTGAGTCTAAAAATGAATTTGAAAATATCCTTTTCCAAACAAAAACAACCCTCGCCAATGAAAAAGTCGCCGAAAAATTATCTGAAGAAGAAGTAAAACTCATGAATGATAAAATAAATGAAAATGAACAGTGGTTACAAGAAACAGAGAACATTTTATCAGATGAATTAAATGATAAGAAAAATGAATTTAATGTCTTTGTTCAACCCTATATGTCCAAAATATACCCTGAACAAGGTATGGATATGGATATGGAGAGTAACCCCGTGGTAGACGATGTTGATTAAACTATTTCTTCACTTCAGCATAATATTACTCATATCATAAGTATAGCTATCGGTATTTCCTGCTCTAGGGTGTTCCATGGGTACGGGCGCGATAGATATTTTTTTAAGGTATCCATCGTATTGGTCTAGTTGATCACCTATATTTTTTACGGAATAATCAACCACCATTTTATTAAGGACACGAAGGTTTGTTAACATTTTATCGGATGTAAGGATAGAATTCGCATTTTGTAAGTAGATTGATCGCATAATTGCAAATAATTCATTTTCAGATTGAAACCCTATATTTTTCTCTTTACCCTCGTATACAAGATACCGTATGGTCATTTGAATAACCTTTACATTCATATCAGAAAAGAACAAATTACTCATTGGTGTTTCTTGAATAATACCCTTCAATGAATACGATCTACGAGTATTAAAAATCATAGGTTCATTGTTATCAATGTAATCATTCCGCGTCGTTTGGTATATATCGCGCATATAGCCATTATTAGTTGGTGTTGGTGAATCCCCCATTTATAAAGTATAATATTTTTTTTTCTACGATTTATTTATATTTGTTATACTATATAATAATTCGTATGTTTGATATGTTTAACGTCAATAATACTATCAAATATTTTATCATGTTACTAATCGTAACCGCATCCACATACTATATACCCAATTGTTCGGTTATGAATGAACATGCAATCTATATTGGTTTATTAGCCACCACAACATTCATTCTCTTTGATGGATTTATGCCCTATGTGGTAATCGTTCAACAAGACAAAGATGACGGTCATCAACTGTAAACGCTAAATACTGGGTATATACTCCCATAGCAATGTATTACATATCTTTTGCCAGATAATATCTTGTTGTTGGAGTTTTTCACGGCTTTTTAACAACGGAAAATAAATTAATAAATGATCCAATTCAAGTAATTCGCAAAATTTATGAAGAACATAAGAATACGATAAAAAGTTTTTTCGGTTTTCGGGACAATGTACCATAAATGGAGTTTGAATCTCTTTAAACATAATCCGTAGTTGCTCTTCATATTGTCTCGTTAAAATCGGAGCTTTTTGACCATTGATAATATTGATAATGTGTGGAATGTGTTCATAATATTTATTATACTTTAATTTTTTGAGTATTTCTCTCATGTTTTTATAAGAGATATCTTCTAATTTTAAAAAATTATTCTTCTTTAATTCTTTCAAAATCCCTTTATAAACCTCTTCCGGTATATCAGTTGTTTCTTTTGCTTGGAATTGAGCCAACCATTCATTAAAATGATTAATCCGTTTATATGCAAAATAAGAGGATTCGCGGGGAGGGTCCTTGTAAGACACTTTTTCAGAATTAATAATTATTGAATCGGTATACCCACATTCCTCACATATTAATAAACTGTCTACATTTTTTAAGATAAGTTTTCCCAAACATAAAGGGCAATTGTGAATGTCTTGAATATAATTTTCTTTAATAACGGTATCATCTATAATTCTCATGTAGTTGTTCACCAAATTATCTTCCTTTTTTCCATTTATATTCTTATTTTTATTCATAAAATCAAGGACCGTAATTTCGGTGTTTTCAACGGTTTCTTCTTTTCTAGAATAATACTCATTTAATATCCCCCCCGTATTTAAATAATAATCCACACTATCGTTCGGATTATACTCTTTGAGTTTTTCGTCTAATTCAACGATTCGGAGTTTAGTCTCTTCGTCGGGACTTTCAGCGTAGGATGTTTGAAGTTTGGTTTTTTCTTCAAGGCATTCCTCGTATTGCTTGCGCTTCGTAGTGAAATCAAGTGACATATCTTGATGGAGCGCATCTATGGTTACTCTCTTGTCTGAAATTATTTTTTTTAACGGTTTATCTTTGAAAGACATACTAATAGTATTATTACAATTAGTAATATTTTTCTTTAAATGAGTATTAGTTTGAATGAAAAATCATTTAAATAATAATAAACTATTAGTAATAAATGAGTTATTCCGAATATTACGAAAACTACAGAGGTCCAAATTTAACCAAAGCCACATTAGACAAGATAGTTGATATCACAGAGATTATCAAAGAAGTCTATGGAGAAGAAAACAATTGGCATGGAAAGTTATGGAGATTCAAAGAAATCTTTGGAAATGAATGTGAAGGAAAACAGTTTTACTGTGAATTCCATTCTGATGATGGACGAAAACATTGGTTCAATGGATTTATAGAAGATAAAAACCAATACTTTAACCCCCCCCTGGCGACACCAATGAAACAAATGAAATTATAAAGTATATGTTATTAGTATAATGGATAGAATTAAACAGTTACTTTTATTATTAGTTATGGTTGTTATTGGTATGTATCTATTCCTACCCGGGAAACCATATCTCTCTAAATCAAAGGTTGATGGTCAAGGTTTATTTGCAGGAAAGAACTACAAAAAACACGATGTTATTTTTGAAAACCTGTTTCCTTATAAGGAAAATTCAGCGTTATTATTTAATCCAATCACAAAGGATAAATTCCAAAGCTACATTCTAAATGAAGGACTTTATATTAATCATTGTTCGGTAAATAGGAATATAGATATTCTTTCAGATAACTATCGTGTTTTTAAAGTAATCGCTAAAAGGGATATTAAAAAACATGAAGAATTATATGCCGATTATAATCTCGTAAATAAACATTTTCCCTTTATAGCATCTGCAAGACCGAATTATTTAGCCTGTTAAATTTGATACTCAAATATTATTTTTTTAAAACCAAAATGTCAATTGAAGAACTCCACGTCAAAAATGTGTACGATACAATTGCATCTGAATTTGATAATACTCGTTATCGGCCCTGGTCATGCGTCGAAGAATTTCTAGACACTATACCCAAAGGATCCGTCATTGGTGATATTGGTTGTGGGAATGGAAAAAACATGCTGTACAAGGAAGATTGTTTGAACTATGGTTGCGATTTTAGTAAAGGTCTCGTTGAGATATGTCTTCAAAAAAACCTAAACGTGATTCTTGGCGATGTTCTCAATATCCCGTATCAAACCAATACATTTGATTATACCATTTGTATCGCCGTAATTCACCATCTATCCACCAAAGAGAAACGAGTGAAAGCAATTCAAGAATTAGAAAGAGTTACGAAATCAGGTGGTAAAATCCTCATACTTGTTTGGGCCCTTGAACAAGAAAAAGGATCCAAACGAAAGTTTACAAAACAGGATAATTTTGTAGATTGGAAAGATAAAAAACAAACCCTTTTAGGAAAACGTTATTACTACGTTTTCAAAGAAAATGAATTAGAATCATTGCTTGAAAAAGACAAAATTGAAAAGAGTTTCTATGAAAAAGGAAACTGGGGGATAATATTTAAAAAAGAATAAATCATATGTAGTAAATGTGTGGGATTTTCGCTTATTTGTCCAATGATGAAAATGTTGATAGGGAAACCCTTAAACATAATGGTATGAAATCAAGACATCGTGGTCCCGATAAAACAAATGAACAATTGATTCAAACCGATACTTCTTTCAATTATTTTTTATTTCACCGGTTGTCAATCAATGGATTAAATGAAAAAAGCGATCAACCCATGAAATTAAATGATAATGATAATCATGTACTCCTTTGCAATGGAGAAATCTATAACTACAGAGAATTAGCCCAAGAATATAATATCAATTTAGAAACAGATAGCGATTGTGAAATTATCCTACATTTATACAAACGATTGCATGTAAGTGAGTTTATCAAAAAATTAGATGGAGTATTCTCATTCTTGATTTATGATAAATCTACTCACCAGGTCATCGTTGGACATGATCCATTTGGTATTAGACCCCTCTATTATTCTCATGTAGAAACGGACATCAGCTTCTCCTCTGAAATGAAATGTTTAACGGAACTAACCAACGAGATTCAATTCTATCCCCCGGGATCATTTTCTTTGATTGATCTGAAAACATCCGACATGAAAACATTCTCCTACTATCCATTCAATTATGAAACGATCAAAGAGAAAGATGAAACTAAAATAATCAATACCCTCAAATCAAAATTAGAAAAAGCCGTTCAAAAGAGACTGGTTTCAGATAGACCATTGGGATGTCTTTTATCGGGGGGATTGGATAGTAGCGTCATAACATCTGTCGTATGTCAATTATTAGGACCCGAAAACGTGAGGACGTTTGCGATTGGATTAGATGGTTCTCCCGATCTAGTTTCAGCCCAAAAAGTCGCCGATTATTTAGGAACAAACCATACAAACATAGTTGTTTCTGAAAACGAAATGTTAGAATCTATTGATGAAACGATTTATCAAATAGAATCACATGATACAACAACTGTTAGAGCATCTGTTCCAATGTTTTTACTCTCAAAATACATTCGCGATAATACCAATATCAAAGTTATTTTGAGTGGAGAAGGGAGTGATGAAGCTTCTGGGTCATATTTATACTTTCATAACGCCCCTTCTCCAAATGCATTTTCGGAAGAATGTTTACGGCTGATCAAAGATGTTCGTTATTTTGATGTGTTGCGAGGGGATAAAACCACCGCTGGTTGTGGATTAGAATTAAGAGTTCCTTTTTTTGATAAAGAATTTATGAATTACTACATGGGGATACCACCCGAAAAAAAGATGGTCAGGGATGGAATGGAAAAATACCTTCTACGAATGGCATTTGTAAATGATTTACCCAAAGAAATTGTATGGAGGAGGAAAGATGGATTTTCCGATGGTGTTTCATCATTTGATAAACCGTGGTATGAAATTATCAACGAATACACACAAAAAGGACATCGCTGTACAGAAAAAGAATATTATTTGAAAACGTTTCAAAAGTATTATCCTGAACAAGAAAATATTATCCCCTATGAGTGGATGCCGAAATGGTCAGAACAAGAAAATCCATCTGGAAGATTATTAATTTAAGAATAATTTATTTACACTAGATATAATGAAAATCGTTTTAAATTGGTTGAAAAAATTATTTGATATCCTTAACTACCATAATCAACTCTTAATTGAACACACCGACATAGAATATACCATTCATCGCATGAGACATAGGATGTAATTATTTTAAATAAAGGATATGGTACCAGAATTAGCTTGACCATTTAAGCTAGTTGCTTGAGAATATAGAGGCGGTGTCGTTTGCCTCATCGGATGGGAGGAGAAATCGGAATAAAGAGCGTATATCAGGGATTTTCAGCTGACTAATATCAG